CGGTATAGAACGAATCAAGACTGTCGAGCAGTTCATGAAGAACAATCTCGATAGTGATACCTACGAACGTCTACGCTATGCGGTCAATAGTGCTGAATCAGTAGAGCTAGTAGAGGCATTAATCAATGCTACTGCCCCTGCTAAGTTACCTATTGACGGACATATCCAACCTGGAGGCATTACTTGGGAGGATATTGAGCGTGAAATGTTCCGTAAAGACGAGAACGGTAACTTGATGAGATCAGTAGATCGCAACCACGAAGCCAAGATCCAGCGAATGATGAAGGAGTATGGCGGCGACAAGCCTTATGTACAGACATTTGGATAGTTTGCTTTTATATAACTAACTGATATTATATAGGGAGTCGGATACCCCTCTATGGGCCTGACAGATTTGGGTTGAAGACTGACCGATCTGTCGGGCACTCAGTCGAAAACCTCATAACATGCAAGTGTTTCACATGAAACATTCGCGTTGAATTATTTGACAATTTGAGGAATAGACTAATGTCAAAAACTTTATCTGCTGTAGCAGTAACAGAGTTTGACAGCATGGTAAAACATGCCTACCAAGGTATGGGCTTGCTGAAGAATTCTGTCACTGTCCGAAACAACGTTGTAGGTGATACCTACAAATTCCGTCGCATGGGCAAAGGCCTTGCAAACCAAAAATCAACTTCTGATCTGGTAACTCCGATGGATGTTGCTCACGAGTTCAAGACGGCTACTTTGGCCAACTGGAACGCTCCTGAGTACACTGACATCTTTGACCAGGCTGACGTAAACTTCGATGAGAAGCAAGAATTGGCAATGACTATTGCTGGTGCTTTGGGTCGTCGTTGCGATCAGTTGGTTATCGACGCTATGGACGCTTCTACTCCGCTGACCACTACGGTTCCTGCTGGAGCAGCTAACCTGACTATGGCCAAGGTAATCCAAGCTCAAGTTGAGTTACGTGACCAAGGTGTACCTAACACTGAGCTATTTGCTGCTATTGAAGCAGAAGGCTTGGGTGGGTTGTTGAACGATGAGAAGGCAACGTCTTCTGACTATCAAGCTATCAAGGCACTTGTTTCTGGTGAAGTGAACACTCTCGTAGGGTTCCAGTTCATCATTATCGAAACTCGTACTGAAGGTGGTTTGACTGAGGCAGCGAACATTGTTGACTCTTGGTTCTACCAGCGTCCTGCTGTTGGCTTGGCTGTCGGCATCGACATGAAAACTGAAATTAACTGGATTCCTGAGCGTACCTCTTGGTTAAGCAACGGTATGCTGAAAGCTGGCTCTGTCGTTCGCGACGAGGGTGGTCTGGTTAAAGTTCAATACGACAAGACTGCTTAAGGAGTAACTAACAATGGCTTTCGATTACACGAAACTGTCCCGCATTGGTGGGAGTGGTGATTCACAAAAGGTATTCGCTTATGCGTCTCCTGACTCAATCGCCACGGTTACTGGTACGGATTACTTCCTTCCAGCAATCAATGAGCTGCAAGTTAATGACGTTATCATCGTAAGTGATAGCGATGCGGCTGCTGTTACAATCACATTTGTGAAAACTAACAGTGGCACTAGCATTGACTGTGCATCTGGTACCGCATTAGGCGATGCCTAAGTGATTGGGGGCTTCGGCCCCCATCATTCTTACAGGTAGGAATATGGCAACTAAAATTGATTTAGTTAGTGCTGCGTTAGTCTTAATAGGCGACACACCCATTAACTCATTGATCGGTAACTCACGAGCACAACAAGTTGCTAATGCCCTTTACGACAGCATAGTCCAGAATGAATTGACTAAGCATCGCTGGGGATTTGCTAGGGCTAAGGCTCAGTTGGCATTGACTACCGATACGCCAGTCGATCAAGAATGGCAATCAATCTACCAGCTTCCTGCTGATATATTGTTCTTAATTAAGTTGTACCCTAGCGTCAACTACCAGATTTATGGCAACAAGGTGTATACCAATAACAATGGCCCACTTTATTGCGACTATATTTACAATGTTCCTGAAGCAAACTGGCCTTCTTATTTCTCCAAGATGATCGAGTATGCTCTGGCTAAAGACTTTGCCACCAGCATCAGAGATAGCTCTGCATCCAGAATGGAAATGTCTGCCGAGTACGTCAATGCTTCTAGGATGGCCCGCTACACGGATTCACAACAATACCCAACGACCCCCATCACGAGTAACCCATTTGTTAATGTGAGGTACTAATGGCTTTCACCAATGAAACACTGTCTCATGTTGGTGGGTCTTCTCCAGCGCCAAGGATCTACACCTATTACACTAATGACTCTCAAGCGACTGTCACTTCGGCAAATTATTTCAGCGAAGCGTCTACAAAATTACAAGTTAATGATCTAATTAATATCATAAACACAACGCTTGTTTACACGGTCGTGGTAACGGCTGTCAGTAAAAAGTCTGTGACAATAGCTAGAAGCGGTATTACTAGCGCGGGATATGCTGTTTACGAAGATTCTAAGGTTACAACGACGACCTTGGCTGCGGGTGTGTTCACCATAGTCCCCAATGATGCGCTAGGAACAAATACCACTAACGCCTATCTTCCATTGGGCGTGACTAATTTGTGGAATGCTGGGACAAGCTCGTTTGATTTTAGTGAGTTAGCAGTAGGCGATGCTGTTGAAATGAGGATTATTGTCCAGCCTACAACTACCAGCAACAACACCGAAATAGAATTGGATTTGTTTCTTGGATCTGGTGGTGCTCAGTATAAAGTGCCGTTTATCACTACACAGAATTTCCAATTTGCTGGTCTGTTTGAAGCCACTCGATACACTTCTTTTCCCATAAGGGATGAAGATACGAGAACGTCTCCTGCACAATTTAAAGCGATAGCAGATAAAAATTGCACACTTCAGACCGATGACTTCTTTGTAAAAGTAACGCGCAATGGCTAAGTCAAGATTTCTACAGAATAACTTTGTCAGTGGAGAGTTGTCTCCATTATTGCGTGGTCGTACTGACATTAATCAGTATTACCAAGGCTTGCAGACTGCCAAGAATGTAGTTTTAGTACCACAAGGCGGGGTCAAGAGAAGACCTGGCACTCAACATATTGGCATAGCACCAGAAAAGATCGTAAGCACTGGTCTAGGCGTTATGACCATGCCTAACGGTGGTACTCCTGCTACGTTGCGAGACGATGACGATACCACTACTACGTCTACTACTGTAGGAATTTCTACTACAGATCCTTATGTAGTTGCTCAATTAGACTTTGTAACATCTCAAACTATTGTCTTTATCGATCTCAGGCGTATTAGTTTATCTGCTGGCACTTCTAGTGAGTTTAAAATACAGAAATCGCAAGATGGTATCGCGTGGACTGATGCGGCTGACGTTCCATTAATAGGCACTAACCCACAGGACTTTAGGTTTTATCTTCCACAATTAGGATTGTCTACAAGGTATTGGAGATTGGCCCGTATTGGGACTACTGATTTAACCACTACCACAGTCACAATGGCTGGTTTTGGATTTATGATGCGAGCTGGCGGTATTGTTGATCCGTCAGAAGCAAAGCTAATAGACTTTAGTGTCGAGACTGACAGAAATTATTTGTTAGTTTTAACCGATCAAAACATAAATATATATAAAAATCCTGGCACCTATGTGGCGTCCGTTAAGATGCCGTTTACGTCAGACCAAGTACGTACTGTTCGTGATACTCAAACCGAAAGCGTCATGCTGTTATTCCATGAGGATGTGCCTACACAAAGACTAATTAACTTGGGTACAGACGAAGATTGGTTTTTGGATGCAGCGCCATATACCAATGTGCCAACCTATGACTTTGATGATGATCTAAGCCCTACGCCTGTTAATGAAGTACAAAACATGGTTATTAGTGGCGGGTCGTTACAGCTTGGAGATACATTCCAAGTAGATGTTGAAGGCATATTGTCAAAAAATATCACTTTTGCTGGTGATGCTACGGCAGATCAACGTAATTCTACGGTCTTTAACATTCAGAAGAACCTTCAAGAAATGCCTAGTTTCGGGGAGACTGGTGTTGCAGTTGCCAGAACAGGGGTATTAACCTATCAGATAACAATTAGCGGTGAATCGACTAAAGACTTTGAATTGTTTTCTGGGTTTTTTACCAAAGGCAATGCTACAAACCTATTAACATTTACCAAAGTCGCTACTGGATCTCCTAGAAAGGAACCTGTCTGGTCTGCTACTCGTGGCTATCCTAAGACTGCATGTTTCTTTGAAGGCCGATTAGTTCTAGGTGGTACGAAATCTAAGACTGCATCTATCTTTTTCTCTAAATCAGGATCGTTCTTTGACTTTGATATTGACGATGGGGATGACGATGAAGGCATATTTGCCACCATATCCTCACGCAAGCTAAATGAGATTATCGACGTTTATCCAGGTCGAAACTTACAGATATTTACGTCTGGGGCAGAGTTTTCTGTTACCAGCAAGCCTGTTACGCCTACGTCTGTGGGTATTACACCACAAACTAATCACGGGTCATCGTATATTGAGGTAGTAGATGTAGATGGATCTACTATATTCGTAGATAGGAACGGCAAGACTATTTATGATTTTGTCTATTCGTTCAATGAAGATGCCTATGTTACGCATGATAGGTCGGTACTATCGTCACATCTAATCAAACAGCCTACTGACATGGCTATGTTGTCTGGTACAACTAGCGAGGATGCCAACTGGCTATTTATAACCAATACCGATGGTACGGTTACAGTCTTAAATACCCTGCGAGACCAGGATATCAATGGTTTCACACAATGGATTGCTGCATCTACAACATATCCAACTGCCACACCTGAAGACAGCATAGTAACTAATGCCTCAGTAGTGGATGACGAGCTGTACATGATCGTCAAGCGCAAAGTAGACGCTCACAATACTACCGAATATCACATTGAAAAGTGGTCTTTCGATCATTTGATGGACGATTCTATTATATTCAATCCTGGCCCAACGGATACCACCATAGCTGGGCTGTTTCATCTGAATGGATTAACGGTACAAATAGTTGCCGACGGTATTGTGTTGCCAGAACGGACTGTAAACGCTGGCGAAATTACATTAACTTCTGAAGAAGTAGGCTATACCAACGTAGAAGTCGGCCTAAACTTCCCTGTAGAAGTAACTGGTATGCCTCTGAACACGAATATAGGCAGTGGCGAGAACCAGATGCGTATCAAGCGTATCGTGCGCATGAACATTCGGGTCTACCAGTCTTATGGTTACTATGTAGATGGTCAACCAGTGCCTATCAGAGAGTTTGGCTACTCGTCAGTATCACCATTAAATACATCTCCTAATGCAAAAACTGGCATAATAGAAGATGTATTAAACACAATAGGTTGGACTAGGGATGCAATGCCATCGATAACGGCACCAGATCCTACTCCAGTACATATACAGATGATTGAATACGAGGTTGAAAGCAGCTAATGGATCCTTTTACTATATTCGCAATACTTGCTGCTGCTAGTGGAGCAACAACTGCTAGAGCGCAATATGTCGCTGGAAAAACCCAAGAGATCGAGCTGAAACGTCAGGCTGAAGAAGAACGAATTTCTGCTCAAAGCCGTGAATTGCAACGTCGAGAAGAATTAAACAGAGCATTAGCCGCTAATGTAGTAGGCCAAGCTATGTCTGGTATTGCTGGAGAAGGTACGCCCGCTAGTATTGCATTGGCTAGTGCTGAACGAGCTAGCCTAAGTGAAGCTACTATTGGGCTATCTGAAAAACTAAAACAAGCTCAATTACGCAGACAGGCTACATCTGCACGTCAAGTTGGGAAAATGCAAGCTGCATCTACTTTATTACAGACTGGAACGCAAATTGCGGGAATGAAGGTATAACATGGCTCAGAAGCCTATTGGATATTACGGAGAGTTCAGGCCCACGGGAGTAGATCAGTCTGCTGCTCGTAGGTTTGAGGCGCTTGCTGGTCTAGCAGGAACTATAGGTGATGTTGCTACTGCGTTTGGCAAAAAGAAAGTTGCTGAACAAAGATTTTTAGAGGAACAAACTCAAATAGAAGAAGCACAAGCTGCCGCAAGATTGGCAGGAAATGCTGCCGCAATTGGCAATGAGCCTTTAGAATTAAAACAGTACGAAAGTTATAGAGATTTTAAAGCCGACCAAGCATACAACGAAACAGCACGAGCGGCTTATACTGCTGGCATTCAAAATGAAATTACCGAAATAGTTAATAAAGCTGCTACACAGCATCCGCAAGACATTCAAGCTTATAATGAAATAGTAACGGCTGGATTAAATGGATTGCTTAGTGCTACTGATGAGGACTTACGGCCAGCGTTTGAAATTTATTTTGACCAAATAAATAGGCGAGCTGCATCTAGTATTATTGATGCACAGACAACACGACAGAATGAAATTAATTTAGCAGAAATTGAAACTGCTTTAGAAGATCAAGAAGTTAATTTTGTTAATCTTGCTAGACAAGGCGATGAAGTAGGCCTCTTAAATGCTGGGTTAATCTATGCAGAAACAGGAAAGCAAGCCATTGCACTAGGTTTAGACGATGGGACATTTGCTACACAATCTATACAGTTAAAAGATCGAATAGCAAAACAAACAGCATTAGGAACATTTAATAGGCAAGTATTACAAAATACCGAGCAAACAGTAGAGCAAAGAATTCAAATTGGCCAATCAATTATTGACCAAATTAATAAAGCTCCGTCTTATCAAGTTAAAGATCCAATAGATCCTGAAAAAACTATTACGTTAGATGCTGATGAAAAAGACGATTTAGTTAGCAAATTAGAAGGAGAGTTAAAGGATTTTGAGGCAGAAGAAATTAAAAAAGCTGAAGCTGAAATAGAAGCCAGTAGATTTAAACAAATTTCTAACTATTCTGCCGCACAAGAAACGGTGCAAGATCCAACATTGTCCGACAAAGAAAAGAAAGCCGCTATTGCTGAGGCTGAAATGAAAGGTCAAATTGGAAGCCCAGAAGCTGCAAAATTGCGTCGATATGTAAATTCAGCAGAAGCATTAAATGCGGTTACAAACTCTGAAGTTATGGGCGATATTATTGCTAGGGCTTATGATTTAAATGCTGATTTTGACATGGACGCTAATTCCAATAATTACCTGCAAGGTGTCAATAATCTTAGAGAAGATATTATTATTTCTAGAACAAATGGTCAATTAACCGCAGATGATGAAGTTAAATTAAATAACCAATTAAAAACACTGACTGCTGCTAAAATTGCTGGTGCTACGTCAGAAATTTCTATGTCTTACAATAGTGCAGATCAAAAAATTAAAGGATCATTGCAACCAGATTTATGGGGTGTAGCAAGAAGGCAGCTACTTGAAGCAGTAAGATTAGAAAAAGAGCAAATAGAATCAGAGCGTGGTAGCCCTTTAACAAGACGAGAGGATATAAAATTGTGGTCTGATTTGGCTCCACAAGTTATTACAGAAATTCAAAACAGACGCAGAGAAAAATCTATAGAGCGTGTTAATGCAGTTTTAAGTGGTCAACAAGCTCAAAACGAACAAGTATCAGAAACCAAGCAAATTGGTAGGTTTACGGTAAAGGTAGTTAAATAATGCCAGATTATGACGTTACTGATTCTGTTACCGGAGTAACGCTAAGGCTAACCGGAGACACGCCGCCAACTGATGAAGAATTAGCAAAAGTTTTTGATGCTTATCGTGGCGATCAAGTTGAATCTATTGCGGTTAATATTCCTGAAGCCAATTCTTTAGCTTTAGATAATACAATTAAACCTGACACTAAAGATCCAGAAGCCCGTCAATTACTAGACGAATCTGAAGCTGAAAGACAACAGATGATTGACCTAGCTAAGACTAGGTTCCCGCCTGAAATTGTAGATAGTTGGCAAGATAACCCTATTGAGTTTTCTGAAACAGGAGAATTTTTAAATTGGTCGCAAGTCTTGCCTGGCGGCGGTTTGGTGCAAGGCGCAGAATCATTAAACCTAGCAGCTATTTCACGCAAAGTAGAAAACGGCGAAACATTAACGAATTCAGAACAATCTACGCTTGATGAATTTGTTAATAAACAACTAGAAATGTCTATTAGAGGCATGACTTATGGCGGTCAGTTTCGGTATTACGGGTCACAAATGCCAGCGTTTATGTTGGAGTTTGCATTAACTGGTGGGCCAGGAAAGGCTGCACAAGCTGCTACAGTGCAAGCTATTACCAAAGGGGTAGCTAAGACTGCATTGCAACAAACTGCTGCCCGACAAGCTGGCCGAGTAGCTAGAGTAGCTACACAATCTGGCCTAATGGTTCCTATGGGGGCAGCAAACTATGGAGAACAAAGACTTGGCCCGTGGATGGTTACCGATAAAGGTCAAATCATATTTCAAGAATCAAAAGATACTCCTGCTGTAAGCGCATTAAAAGCTTATGCTTATGTAAGCGCAGAAGTTGCCAGTGAATTATCTGGTGCAACTATTGCTAAATATGCAATTAATCCTGTCACTAAGCGATTAAAAACACCTTTAATTAACGGTATTAATGCTTTGCCAGAAGGTTTAAAGCTGGGATTGTTTGAGGCATATAAAAAGATCAAGCCTAATGCAACTATATCTAAAGCGTTTACTGCTGGCGGTTGGAACGGGATGCTTGCAGAGCTAGGTGAAGAACGTGTTGCTGATGTGCTGCGAGAAACCGTTAATCTTACACTAGAAGAAGGTTATACATTTGACCAAGTATTAGACGGAATTACCCCAACTAAAGATCAATTATTGCTAGAGGCAGGGCTTATTTCTGCTATGGGAGGCGTTAAAAGTGTTTCCAACATTGCAGCAAATTTATTAATTGACAAAGGTTTTACCAGAAAAGAAGCAGAAGAAACTGTTAGTAATATGGCGCTAACTGAGCAGGAAGCATTTGTTGAAGCACAATTACAATTAGAGTCTGCTGTAGTAGAAACTGAATTAGAAGCCGCTACAGGGAAAATTCCTACGAGCGTTCAAGCTAAAGTTTTAGAAGCCTATGATCAACTTAAAGAAGGCGTAATAGATACGGCATACAAGGCTAAAGAAAAAAGTCTTGAGGCATTAAGAAAAGCAAGAACAAAAGCGTCTAGAGCTAATACGCCTCTTGCAAAACTTATAGCATTTGCAAACCAAACAACTATCCAAACTCCCGCTGGAGAAGTTAAAGATAACACTAAATCAGGCATTAACATTGATTCATATGTTATGGAAACTGGCGCTGAAAAGTCTGAGCTAAGATCTATTAATAAACAATTAGGGTACACAGTGTTTCGTGCTGAAGGTGGGATGATGATTGATCAAATCATTGAATCATTGCCAGAAGCAGAGTATTGGGGGCCAGAATCTACATTAGCCGACGTTATGGAGGTTATTGGCCAAATAGTACAAAACCCTAAATTGCCTGCATACCAAGACAAACAAGCTGACTTGGACATTATTGAAAAAGAAATAGAGGTTCTTGAGCAAGTTAAAAACGAAGAACTAGAAAGTTATTATGCAAACATGCAGCAGCGGCAAGAAGTCGAAACTGCGGAACTAGAAAAGATTAGTTTAGATGAGTTAGAAGCTACATTAGAACAAGAATATCCTACTATTACACTAGAAGAATTTGATGCTTCCATGAAAGCAATGGAAGAATATATTGCTATGCAAGAATCTCCTAGAGTTTCATCTGATGACACCGTATTGGAATCACAAACTGATGCAGCGTTAGAAGCAGAAGGATTAAACATAGATCCAAATGAAAGCATCTTTAATGATTTTTATTACACATGGTTTGACAGATTTGGGGCTTTAGTTGATCTGTCAAGAGAAGCAGTAAAACGCGGCGCTACATTAGCAGAAGGCCAAACTACGGATTATTTAATTCGACAATATTATTCGGTTGCTGGTTTGGCAAAGCAGATATTAACCGTCAATACAAACACTATTAATGAAGATGGGCAGATAGAAATTACAGGCCGAGGCTTGCGTTCTATTTTGGACGATTTCGATAATCTTATTATTCGATTAGAGCCTAACAAAAATCAACGTAATCAGGATCTTAAAGATTATCTAATAGCTAGAAGATATTGGAACGATCTGCAACAACGAGAAGACGTTGAGGTTACTGAGCAGCAAAAATTAGATTCTGCCAAAACGCTAGATTCTTTGGCTATAAAATATGGTGATAGTCTTAAATGGTTTGACGAGACTGCTAAAGAAATTTATGAGTTTCAGAAACGCGTCCTTCGTATAGCGGTTGATGCTGGCAATATGAAAGAAGAAACGTATAAAAATATTACCGAGAAAAACCAAAATTACATTCCATTTCAACGTGTATTAGATGAAGAATTTGGCGAATACAATGCTGCTGGTCAAGGCAAAGTATTTACTAATGCAACAATTAATAGAGTAATTAAGAAGATTGTAGGATCTGAACGAGAAATTAAAGATCCTATTGAATCTATTATTAGAAACACATTTAGAATTGTGGATCTTGCAGCGCAAAACAGGGTGGCTAGATCTATATCTTCGTTAGCAGACATTATGCCTGAGTACATTCAGCCTATTGGCCCATTAATGGAGACAATAGAAGTAGACGGGAAGAAGGTAAAACGCCCAAGCAAGGAAGCACCTAAAGGCACTATTACT